TTGTATTGTATAATATATGTTTTTCCTAACCTGGGAGGAGAGGGTCTAATATTATACAATATGTGGCATTTCAAGTATGAAACCAAACGATTTCATCTATAAACTTGCATTATATCCCGCATCGAAGATGCGGGATAGTTATCCGGTACCACGTAGGTTTTTGAGGCGCTCTGCGACGAAAAAACCTCGTCTCGCATTATATCCCGCATCGGAGATGCGGGATAGTTATATGGTACCGCGTAGGTTTTTGAGGCGCCCTGCGACGAAAAAACCTCGCCTCGCATTATATCCCGCATCTCCGATGCGGGATAGTTATATGGTATAGCGTAGGTTTTTGAGGCGCCCTGCGACGAAAAAACCTCGCACTATTTCAACGAAAAGATCCCCGCCACGTTGGTGATACCTGACCGTATTTCGGCAATGGGTTCGCCCACCTTCTCTGGCAACATCACCGTGACATCGTAACCGACTTTCTTTTTCGCTGCGTAGAAACCCGATGTATCTCCCATGGCCTCGCATCGATAACATAGATTTATGAGAAAGTCGGGGTAATGAACGACGTGGATTTGGAATTGTTGGTATATATAATCATCGAATTGTTCAATCATATCCAGTCCCATGTAAAACATGTCCACGCAGCTCATTCCGAGCCATGTTTTCATATTGAAAAAGATATCGATGGCAAACAACAAGGAGATGATTAGCATTTTCAACGAAAACAGAAACAAATCAAACAAGTAAAAGATGATACATTTGTGAATATTGGTCAAATTAAGTACACTACACAATATCAGGGTAAACACATAATAAAACCACTCCCCCGCAAACACCATGGAGTCCACGAAAAAAATGACGGCCGAAATGGCTAAATTCTTGACCAAATCAATCAACCCGCGGGAGATTTCCTTGAACCCCTGTGTCAATTTCTTGCCATTCTTAATCACCTTGATCCCAATCGGAATCACCTGGAAAATCATGGCGAGCCAGCTCCCATCCGAGTCCTCTTTGTTCGTAGTCGCCTTTTTCGCGTCCTTGTCTTCTTGCTCTGCATCGGCCTTATCCCGAGCATACGCTTCCGCCATCGCGGCTGCGTCGGAAAGGGATTGTTGCAAATCGAGGTCTTTCCCCACATCCGCCAAACCGCTATCGTCATACTCAGTGACTGGAATCTGGCTCGATTGGTAGGCTTTCGACATGGAACTTTTCATTTGTTGAAACAATTGATTGAGTTGGTAGTCTTTTTCCGAGTATATTGTCCGGTAATAATTTGGAATACTCATTTACTATAATGTCTACTCGTATGTTTTGTTGCTATAAAACACCTTAGCGGGTTTGAAACGTCTGTTTGTTGAATGCCTCTATTTTCTTGGCCGTCTTGTCGATATCCATAATCAAATCTTCGGCTTCTTTCATGTAGGGGTCGATTTGTTCGAATCCCTTGATGATTTCTTTCTGCGCTTCAATCAGTTTTTCGGCGTCGCTCTTGATCTGATCCACCATTTCGCTTTTCGTGGCCTTCTCTTCCGGTTTTTTGACCGTCTCCGTTTGCTTACCGACATTTTCGCGTTTTTCCAAACCGGTAATGGTTTTGGTCTCGTCTTTCACCTCGATCGAATCCAAGGGTTCTTTGGAGTCAAACCCTTCCGTCGACGAACGCAGCGCATATTTCAAAATGGTGGCAAGTGCCATGGTCAAAACCAAAATCACCGTAACGTTTTTACTGAAGACCGAAATCAGGAATCCAATCAAGACGAAATAGGTCAAATATGCCCACTCTTCCTGAACGGCCGAAATGAACAAATTGGACAAGGCGATGAAAAATACGATATACAAGACGGTCCGATTGTACAATATCGAAGAGGCTTTGGGCTTGATCAATTGTTCGGAAATGCGCCGAAATGTTTTATCTAAACTATTTGCCATGCGAAAATATACACTATCCCCCTATTTTTTCCATTGACGTTTCCCAATCGTATTCTCTGCGTACAAATGAGCAGAGAAGGTGGAATGTTCTAGAACGATTTCTCGCACCATATGTATCGACGCAAAACCAGATAAAAATAGACCGTCTATATTATTTAGTAAAAACCGATGTCTGTTGAAGTCACCGAACCCCTTTTGCGAGAAGACGATAGCCGCTATGTCATGTTCCCGATTCGCTACAATGATGTCTGGCAAATGTACAAGAAACAGGTGGACTGTTTTTGGCGCGTCGAAGAGGTGGATTTGTCCAAAGACTTGACAGACTGGGCAACGTTGAATGCAGACGAGAAATATTTCATCAGTATGGTGCTCGCCTTTTTCGCGGCGTCGGACGGCGTCGTCATGGAGAATCTCGCCCAGCGGTTCATGCAGGATGTCCAAGTGTCGGAAGTACGCGCCTTTTACGGCTTCCAAATCATGATGGAAAACATTCATTCGGAAATGTACAGCGTCTTGATTGACACGTATATCCAGAACAAGGAGGAAAAGACGCGGCTCTTTGATGGAATCCATCATTATCCGTGTATCGGGAAAAAATCGGCGTGGGCGAAGAAGTGGATTGGCGACAACCGGTCGTCGTTTGCGGCGCGACTGGTGGCGTTTGCTTGTGTCGAGGGCATTTTCTTTAGCAGCTCTTTCGCCGCGATTTACTGGATCAAGAAACGCGGTTTAATGCCCGGGTTGACGCTTTCCAACGAATTCATTAGCCGCGACGAGGCGCTTCATACGGAATTCGCCGTCTTGCTTTACACAAAATTGGAGAAAAAACTGGGGAAAAAACGAGTGCAGGAAATCATCCAGGAAGCGGCGGAAATCGAGAAGGAGTTCGTTTGCGAGTCGTTGCCCGTGCGGCTGATTGGCATGAATGCGTCTCTCATGTCGCAATACATTGAATTTGTGGCGGACCGGCTCTCGTTGCAACTGGGGTACGACAAGATCTATGGGTCTGCGAACCCGTTTGCCTTCATGGAATTGATTAGTGTGGAGACGAAAGTGAACTTTTTCGAGAGAACGAATTCGGAATATGCGTTGGCGAACAAGGCCGTCGACAAGGACGTGTTTGAATTTTCGGCGGATTTTTAAATACCGGGGGTCCTTAGATTCGGTCGACCCTTTAATACGGGGGTCCTTAGATTCGGTCGACCCTTAGAATCGGGGGTCCTTAGATTCGGTCGACCCTTAGAATCGTGGGTCCTTAGATTCGGTCGACCCTTTAATACGGGGGTCCTTAGACCCAGGTTTTCCTCGTTTTCCCATGTCCATATCCGTATTTTTTCCGTGCCTCCTTGGCCAAACGAAACGCCGTTTTTCTCGGATTGCATCCCTTCTCCAAGATATCATAATCCACCGCAGCCGATTTCCCCGAAGTGAGAGAACTCGCCAATCTTGCTAAACCCCAGGAATGAGGTGTTTGGTTGGGTCGGGATCCCGATGAATAGTAGGCACCTTCCCCTTTTTCGACGATTTTTTTCAGTGCGGCCAAGCTGCACCCCGTTTTCTTCGCCAATGCGCGATTGGGTGTCAAGTTGTCGATGTGGTATATTTTCCGGGCGCGCGAGAGATGGCTCGACCGTCTCGATCGAAACGACGCGACGTGTTTTCGGGTATAAAACCGGTTCCGGCCTTGTTTGTACATGCGCTTTGACTTGAGTATCTCTTTTTTTTGCTGAACTCGGTCTTTTCGAGTGAGAGACGACGGGATATATCGAACCGGTAATTTCATGGCGGAGCCTATATTTTCTACCTCTAGAATAAACCATGACGACCCTGTTTATCGGGAGCAGCCAAATCGAACAATGGCCGTTGCCAAAGACCGTATCGAAATGCGCCAAGACGGGTATCTTGACCCGGGATTTATTCAGACTCCCATTGAAAAAACATGCCTTCTCTCGCATTGTCTTGTATTGCGGGTCAAACGATATTCTGGCCGGCCTCGATCCGGTGGACAATATTGTGCAATTTGTCCACCGATTGCATCGGGCGTATCCTCGATCCGACATTACGGTTCTCGCCATTCTGAAAACGCCGTTTGCGAAAAAATTCCATGAAGTCATTACGTCGGTGAATGCGCGGCTGAAACGGGGTCTTGGGCCCTATATCCATTTTGTCAACCGAAACCGGGTTCTCATGCATCCGAAATATTACCGGGAAGACGGGCTGCATTTGAACGAGGCCGGCTACGACGTATGGGAACGGGCAATCTAATACGTGTTTTTGTATGAAAAAACATGTATTATGTATAAACCTTACTTTTTGGTGTGACTTCTCAGCACCATTCTACCTGTATCTGGAACAAGAGGCGTCTTGTATTCGAAACACCCATTCCCTACGGGGCGCTTGTTTTGTCGCCATGCGACGGAAGCCTCGTCGAAATCAATGTCGAGGGGGTCGTAGTCGGAACTGGAATCGTAGTCGTCGAATACCGCCTCCAAAATGGTGATTTGCTGGGGGGTTTCCACGGGATTTGCATTTAGTTGTCTGGTCATGGAGCGGGTCTGCATTTTTCTTGTTGGAATTCTTAGTGGATTGTATTTAGATGGTTTCTAAATATAATGTTTGTTTGAATCAATTTTCTCTTCGGACAGGGATCGAACCTGCGACCTTGCGGTTAACAGCCGCACGCTCTACCGACTGAGCTACCGAAGAATATGAGGAGTGGTTCCTATACAAAGAAGGGGAAAGGTCTTTAAGTTGGTTTATCGGCAAAGTATTATATTGCCGTAGTATTTTATTGCCGAACAGGGTTTATCGGCAAAGTATTATATTGCCGAACAGGGGTGTAATTCCCATGGGCAACACAAACTACGTCTAGCCATTCATTATCAAATCAAATGAAATGAAACTTAAATATTATTATGATGGATATTATTATGGATATTACACCAAACGATTACATATGTAAGAAAGTCGAAGACTTAAGAAAAAATGATAAATATTTGTTAAATGATAAAATATATACCGTCATTGATATTCGGTATTTGAGATGTCGCGGAAATGTTCATCATAAATTAAGACATGTAATATTTACATTACAGTGCGATGAAGATAAAACAACCACCACAAAATGTTTTAGAATTGGTTATAAAACCAGTATGTTTGGTGACCAAATGTTTTTTTATTAATGGCTAGTCCGAGTTTGTGTTGCCCATGGGAAACGGAAAACGCTACTAGACATTACCTCTTCAACGTATTTTATTGCCGGTTAGCATAATAGACCATCATGGAACCGGAAAAAACAAGGGATAGACCATTTACCATCATGATTGTTCGAGGTAGGTTCGTTTTTTCTAAAAGTGCACGATTTATCCATTCCAATGATTTCGAAAATAGGTAGACGGATCCAACGAAGGAAATGGCATTCATCATGATGCGTCTCTACATAAGTCTTATTTTTTGTAAATGACAATGTATTGGAGATTGCCATCGTTGATTCGCGCGCTAGAATTGGCACCTTGGTTCAATTCTCCGTAAATCGGCATAATGCGCGCACTCGATGATACACCCCATCCTAAATCGTTCGACGCATTAAATTCGACCAATGTTGGAATTTGTCTCGGTTCTCCTCGGCACTTAATGTGGGTAGCGTCCAATTCGCTCGCACTTACCAGTTCATTCTCCTCGTTGTACTTGTACAATCCATATACCGAACTGGTATATTCCACGTGATCGACTTGACCACTTCCGTCGCGACGCTTCACTTCTCTTGTCAGATTCTGGGCAGTAAACCAGTCTTTCGCAGCTTGGGCGCTCGGAAATGGCAAAGGCGACGTATGATAGCTACGTTCTTGGGGTACAGCTAACTGGGCTCGTGCTCTCGCATCCGCCTGGCGCGCCGTATACGCCCCAGCGAGACCGTTCATTTGGTCCACTTTCGAATTGTGATCGCGAATGAGCCCGGCCGTTTTGACGTCCGTCCAGTAATAGACATGTCCACAGTAATTGGGGGATTGGGCAATGATACCGGCACATCGGCCGGCTTTTTGCGCCGCCGTTTCTTGTCGATGAACATGTCCGAGGATTTCGTCGGTAAATATTAGACCATCTCCTCCCGAAGAGATCACCTCCGTCGCGTCCATTTCAATCGCGATATCGGGAAATTCGCCCGCTGCGTTTTTCCGGGGCGCAAAGTGGAACCCTAACCCGCGATCCACTTTCCGGTTTCCAATGACATAGAGAGGTTTGTTATCCAGGTTCTCTCTTCGATACATCCAATACAACACCTCATTCAATCTGCGACCGCGAATCGACTTTTTCCCCTTCGATCGACCGTTCACAAACAGTTTGACTCCGTACATGTTGATCGTGATGCAATAATTCGCGTCGTCCTCCGTCACCTTTTTCGCAAAACTCTCCATGCTGGCTCGCGTTGCGTCGCCATTCACAATGATTTTCCGAAATGAGATTTCGCCGTTTGGTAATGTGACCGGTTCCGAAAAATGCGCCGCGTGTTCTTCCATCACTTTGTAAGCGAACGCGTTATGTTTTTTCGGGGCTCGTGGGATCGTTTTTATCACGGAATCGGGATAATGAAACGCGCGGTAATCCGGCGAATCTTCGCCGTGGCTTTCGAAATGGGCATTCGCGCATTCTGGATACTCGTCCAAGGTATCGCCGTCCGTCGCCGAAATGAACCCGAGTTTATGCAACGCTCGGTCGCATTCAATGTACGGCAACAACCGACTGCGGATGAGAGGATACACTTGGTCGTATTCGTCAATGACGAGAGCATATCGCAGAGGCGACCCGCGACTACAAACACGTGTTTTGATGCGGTCGAGAAACCGCCCTACTTTCTGCATTTGGCTAGCGTTCGGCAAGGTCAAGATAATGGGTGTGTGGTATTCGCCATACGTATCCGAAGCCCAGGCATCCAAATACGTCAATATTTCCATTTCAGATGTCTTGGAATTCGTCGAAAGTTGGAAGATTTTGACATTCGGCACATTCGACAAGGCCTCTTGGGTCTGATCGGCCAAGGTTCGGTCGTTCATCATGAACAAGAACGGCACGATTTTTTGAGAGGCGAAATCGTTCCGTTGGATCCATTCCGTCAAATGTTTGGCGACAATCGCGGTTTTCCCTTTTTGGGTGTTCAATAACACGAAAAACGTTTTCGGATTGTTCACCAAATAGAGAAGGATTTGTTTTTTGATGGGGCAAGACAAATCCTGGAAATCGGGCCATTTCAAATCGGCGCGCGCCATGTAACCGACCTCGTCGTCGTCCAGGGGATGACGTTCTAAGAATAAATTTTCGTCGCACAATTCGGCAATCATTTCATTGAATTGTTCTTCCGAAGGACATTGGGGGTCGTCCTCAAATTCGTCGCAAATACGCTCATACAAGGTTTCGTCAGTTAAAATAGATCGGCGGTTCGACATGGTGCAAGGAGGGGATGTTTATTGATTCGATACCAAATAAATAAACAATGGGTTCAATTTTTAGATGGATTTCGCCTATGTTCATTGACGACCGTCAAGGAAAAAGTTATTTGCGTAGTGGAATCCTTGGGTTCTCTCTTCTTTTGTAAGCAATCCAAATAAGATACTAAATTTTTGTTGAATCGAAACATGTTTTATATTATCATAGTTATATTGTTTTGCGTTGATAGTGAAATGTCTGTTTAGAATAGTATTCAACATGGATTTATAGTGAAAAAATACTAATAATTCTAACTTTACGCTTGAACTATCTGGGCGACTCATTATGTTGGATTTGATTGCATAATAATTTTTTATATCTTCTAGCAATATGCTCGACTGTGTATTATAAGTATATGGAATGATATTATTTATGATAATGTCAAATGGTAATTTTTCCATTTGTCCTATAGAATCCATGTGACGCCGCGTCTTTATTATGATTTGGTAGCGCATTCTCCGATATCTTCGATTTTACTTATTCCGGCGCCACGGGTTACAAGGCGCCACCGTTTATAAGGCGCCACCGTTTACAAGGCGCCACGGGTTATAAGGCGCCACCGTTTATAAGACGCCACCGTTTACAAGGCACTCTTATACGGCGACCTCGGTTTGCACCGGATCAAATCCCAGTTCAAATACGTGTCTAAAAAGGGGCTCGTTTTCCCCAAAGAAAAGGTCGTTTCGATCCCCTCCCGGCTTTCGATCCGAAACGAAAGAGGGTACCGGAAATACGCATCCACTAGATCCCGATTCAAAAAGGGCAGTCGCGTCTCCAGACCATGGTACCCAAAACACCAATCGATGCTGCGCCCTTCCAATTCCGAGAACCTGTGTATCGATTCTCTCGTGGCCTTGTCGTAATCAATGGGGTCGTACTCCCCGGACGGACCCACCAATTCGTTCATGCCCGATCCCAAGAAGATGGTACGGCAATGGGTGCGCTCCGCGACCCATTTTGCGCCGGCAAACAAGACGGCCGTATTCTGCGCATCCGGGATTTCATGCGCCAACACCTCCTCCAATGCGTGCCGGTAATCACTCATCGGCAACAAAATGCTCGTATGATTGCTACCAATATAACTGGCCGCCTGTTCTGCTGCGAGATACCCGCTCTGCAAAAGATCCGGACGGGTCTCATTCACGAACCCGACAAAAAACGTCGACAGGGTTTCGCCCCGTTTCTCCATCCGTTTCGCCAAGACGGAAGCGATGATCGCGCTCTTCAATCCACCCGAGAGAAAACAAGCCGTGCATTTGTCGATCTCCGAGTCTACCGCCGCCACAATTTGGTCCAAGAACCGGTAATGCATGGTCGAGACGGACTCGCCAAACACGGGCGGCGGCAAAGCGCCAAACATGCGGTGTTTTATTACTGGCGACCAGACGGGATTTACCCCATGCGAGAGATGGTACTTGGAATACGTACCCGGAGGAAATGCCACTGAATCCTGGATTTTCTCACTGGAAAAGAGGATCGGATGCGAGACTCCCGCTTGGGTCGTGTACTCTTTGATGGCAGGACCCTCGCATACAAAGAGGGGCGTAAGACCCATCAAGTCTCGCGCCACGTACAAGACACAATGCTCGACGGAAATGGATTGGTCGAGTAGAACGAGAGAAAATGACCCCTTTAGCAAAAGGAGGGTTTCTTCGAACCCGTAGGAGCAATACAATTCGGCAATACGCTCTTCTATTCCGTCTTGCTTTATTTTTAAATCTACCGAAGGCTGAATATGGCCGCGAAACAAGACCTTGATGTCTCCTTTGCCTGGCTGTAAATCTCTCGCTTCCAAATCCCTCTTTAAATTTTGGTGACTGCCGAAAAGGACGCGCATACCTACTGGCCCGAATTTAGATAAATCGGGGCCTCTTTTTTTGCCGACTTGAAAAAGGGGTTTCAAGTCGACGTCGGGGCAAGGGTTCATACATACAAAGATAGACATGATGGATTCGCTAACAAATACAAGAGAGATGTCTTTATGTTGTAAAATGTCAACAAAATATACGAGTAAACATTATAATGCCAGCCTATTCGGAATTGCCGTCTGCTGCGGACGATGACTCGAACTACCGTTTGCTTTTAAACCAACACTCCTCGTCCCAACAATCCTCGTCCGTAGAACGAAAGAATGAGAAAACCACCGACGATTATGTCTTTCAGTTCTACGTGGGATCTCTCACTGTCGTAGGATTGTTTATCTTGTTCCGGTTTATCCAAAAAACATAAGATGCCGGATTATCTGGATCTCGGTCTTGAATTGGAATAGGATCTTGAATTGGATCTAGAATAGGATCTGGATCGAGTCATGGATTTGGATCTCGAGAGGGATCTCGATTTCGACCGCGTCCGATTTCTTTTTCCATAGACATAACCACCACGTTGCACAGTAGCAGGAGGCATACAATATATACTAGGGTTGCATATATTGTAGTGTTTAGAACTTGAATCTCTTGTAGATCTCGAGTGCGACGAGACCGCCCAAGATTTGTGCTAAACAATAGGGAACCAGGTCGGCGACGGGGAGTTTGCCCGCAACGGCCATCGCGACACTGACGGCGGGGTTAATGTGACCGCCCGAGATACTGCTCGTGAGCAAAATGACAATGGCCAACGTGGCACCAATAGCTAAAGGATTACCGGTGGCCAAAATGACGTAGATGAAGAGAATCGCGCCCAAGAATTCGACTAAATACTTTTGCATGTTGTGGGGGATATATTTTATACGCAGAGAATCCTGGACCCAAGGCTGGGAACCGATGTACCGATGTACCTTATGCCAAAGGCCGGGTACCATTCAGGTTCCCTTATGCCCAAGGCGCATGATTTCCTAGAACCGCGCGCGCCGCCGACCTAGGAAATTTGCCGGGGTAATACAGCTTCGAATTGGGCGTGCCATTGGTCATCGGTACCCCCGTTCTCGATGGACTATGTCTTACTTTTGGAGGGACACAGGCTCCGCCTGCTCGGCAGCGAGTCAGTGCTTCGATACGCGTGTTCTTTTCGGTTTTGGACTGGAACGAGAAGGCTTGACCGCCGGGATTGAGAGACGTGCCTACCGAAGCAATGCGTCGGCGGTAAATGGTCTCGGAAGCATCGCGGCATCCGCCACACCACTTTTTCGTTAGATTGGCTTTTTGGGGTGGGGTATAGGTTTCGGCGTAGGCATGACGGTCCGTGGAGAAGGCGGCCGTGCCGTCCGAAGTGAGGTCTTTGGCTGGCATGGCTTTGATACCACGCAACATGCCATTGTTGAGATCGTTGTAACTAAATAGAACCGGATACGAAGGCATTCTATAATAGGACAATATATAAGGTAAGAGAACCCATGGTTCCCTTACGATCCCTCCTTTCATGCGAATATCCGGGTATCAATCGAAGATAGTAGTCTTTGGGTAGATCTTTGGGTTTATTATTGGAAGCAAGTTGAGAGATAATCTCTCATTTGGGTGTTTCTAAAAACCCCGGTAGGTGAACATCCAGACCTTTATCGGAGAATAGTTGTCTTTGGATGAACCTCGGGGTAAACTACATGTAATACGGTATTATCGAATTATATGTAATCATCTTTGCGTCAGGAAGTGGATCTCCTGAAATACGAACCGGCACGTGTTATTTCAAATGAGAGATTATCGAATCTTTCTCTCAACTATTCTCAAATACTAAACTCCAAGATCTATCCAAAGACAACTATCTCTGATAAAGGTCTGGATATTCACCTACTAGGGGTTCTAATAAAACGCAAATGAGAGATTATTGAATCTTTCTATTATAACATTCTCTCAACTTACTTGAAATACTAAACCCCAAGATCTATCCAAAGACAACTATTCTCCGATAAAGGTCTGGATGTTCACCTACCGGGGGTTCTAATAAAACGCAAATGAGAGATAATCTCTCAACTTACTTGAAATACTAAACCCCAAGATCTATCCAAAGACAACTATTCTCCGATAAAGGTCTGGATATTCACCTACCGGGGGTTCTAATAAAACGCAAATGAGAGATTATTGAATCTTTCTATTATAACATTCTCTCAACTTACTTGAAATACTAAACCCAAAGACTACTATTCTCCAATATTCACTGGAAGGGAGGGATCGTAAGGGAACCGTAGGTTCTCTTACCTCTTACTACTTAGCGCCGACGCACCGCCATCAACGGCACATACGAAGCATTGTGCTGGTCACCACCATATCCCAAATCATTGTACGTCTGATTCACCGCCCGCAATCTCTTGAATTTCACGTAATCCGAAGAATCCGCGACAAATTTCGGGTTGCATGTCGTGGGAGGGATTCCCGTCGCATCACATTGCTGCGGCACGGAACCAATCAATCGACTATATCCCGGGCGGTTCCCGCTTTGCGGGTTCGGTCCTCCGCAAGAGAAATTCACGCGACTCAAATAGTCGCCCAAGTTCCCCACCGCGCGAAAAGGGGTAACGATCCGATCCTTCCCATTGATGGGCGCCGTTACGTACCTAGAGTTCCACGAGTCGCGCAACACACGGCGGTGTATGGTATCGCCACTATCCAATTTACTAGACACAGTTTGTTTCGGGGAAACCCCGTTAAAGGCCCCTCCGCCTAAATTCGAGCCGCCATAAGAAGGAGTCCACATAGGTTGAAACATGGGTGTATACTATAGTCGAATATTTATGTCCAAAGATAAAATCCCCGTTCAATACAAAAGATGGAAGACGAAGACTACGAAATGAGAGAACAGAAAAGACGCGAATTGGACAGACTATCTCTCGAACTCTTATCCAACACGACCCATTACAAGAAATATCTAGCCAAAATCGATCCCGAGGCACAGACCCGTTCCAAATCCGACATTATTCGTCTCTCGAAGAACCGGGGGAAAATCGAAGATCTTTTGACCGAATTGCTCGATGATTATGGAGATCTAGGTACGGCGTCCAATGTCGCCAACACAAATATTCAGCGCCTCTTCAAGGAGTGTGTCGACAAACTACTCCAATTCGTCGAATGGCGTGATTGTATGGACACGAGCGAGCCAGACATGTTGTTTGAAGAACCCGTGGAAGAACTCCAGTTTCCTACTTCGTCTCCGACGGAATCGTTCTGGGGGAAACGAGTGAATCGCCGGTCGTCGTTTCGATAAAATCCGGCATTTGGTCAAAATATCGCCGTAGTATAAATGGATTTTTTACAAAAGTGGATAAGAAAAAGCTTTCGTATGAAAAAACAAAAGGGCGGAACCAGGAAACGACCTCATGCCCATATTTCGTCCGACATGAATTGTAGTCCGGCGGTCCAATCCATGAAAATCAAACACTCTTGCTACACTCCCCATATTTTGATGCAAATCCGCGATGCATACAATGAATCTCATAACAACGAGGAAAAAATCCACGACACGGACCCCAGCAAGATATGGTCTATCTTGAATGAGCGTCTCGTTCATTGCAAGAAGGAAGATTGTTGGCTGAATCAATTGAAAGACGAACATTTAAGAAAACGGATTGATCGCTACATCTTTGCCCCGGACCAGCCACCGGAATGGAACGACAATCCGAACGCGTGGCTGTCGAATTTCGACATTTTGAATGTGCTAGAGCAGTACGAACAGACGTACAAAGATTTCGAGTTCATTGGCCCGACGCCCATTGATTTCGACACGGTGCTCGATAAAAGTCGGTGCGTATACAACGAGTTGTGCCATTTCCATCTGAAGACGTTGGTGAAACAGGGGAAAAAGAAGATTGGAATTGTGTTTAATTTAGACAAACACGACCAGGGGGGGTCGCATTGGGTGTCGCTTTTCGTTGACGTGGAAAACCAGTTTCTCTTTTTCTTTGATAGTGCGGGGTCGAGGTGCCCGAAAGCCATCATGGCTTTGGTGAAACGCATCAAGGAACAGGCGTCGACAGATCTGAACCAGAAGTGGAAATTCTATCAGAACTACCCGAATACGCACCAGCATAGCAATACGGAATGCGGCGTGTATTCACTGTTCTTTATCATTACCATGTTGACGGGGAACACGGACAAGAAAGAGGGTCTCACGATTCGCGAGAAATGGACGCTGTTCAAGAAACACCGGATTCCAGACAAAGAGATTGAAAAATACCGGCGTGTGTACTTTAACGTCTAGACATGAAACCTCTGTCCTCTCATCCAAGAACAACTGCGTGTGAATTGTGTAGCAAAGCTAAACAATTCACTCTGGTAAACACACTAGAATAGAGACAATCACCTACAGGAGGTGTTTTTCAATGCGATAGAATCGTATTTGGAGAGAATATATGTTTTTATAGTAGAAATGGTAAAACATACAAGACAACGCCGGATCCGATTGAAGGATCCCTTGTTACAAATACACATGCGGAATTATTTAGGGCCACCGAGTTCGGAAAAGTACCAGGCGTTCATGAAATCTCTCGATTCCGCCAAAAAACGAATCTTGGGAGAATCGGTATATGGGAAACGCAGTCGAACCAGACGACGCTCTTTGGGGGGGAGCGCTTCGGAATTTGGTAAAGATTTTATTAAGAAGCATAAAAACAAAATAGACGAGATTATAGAGTTTGTAGCCAATCAGCTCAAGTCTACTGTACCACCATGGATCCAAAATCCCTCCCCCGAAAAAAATCCAAAATCAGAAGGCGAACAAAGAAGAGACCTACGTTCCTTTTTGAAAACGGCACATGCCGGGTTAACCGGATTAAAAAATTCAAAAACGAATACGTGGAAGAATGTAACAGCCGACGTACCCGTGTCAGATACATTAAATCATGTCAATGAATTATTAGCCGATACATCTCTTTCCACCTTGACCCGTCGCAAGTTCTTGTTTTCCAGCGCGGACCAAAGTCGATGGAAGAAATTGTTTGACTACATCAATGGCGCTAATAAACAAACTACGCCGCCTGTCTCCAAGCCAAATGAACCGCCTCTTTTTACCATTCACGGTAAGACTCCATCTGACATCGACGATTTAATGACGAAAGGCGAAAAACCCGTCAAAGAATACGAACTGTACACCACCTTGTTTCCCTTTTTGATGAAAATCTATCTCCAACTTGCCACGGATTTGAGAACCGGGAAAAATAGTTCCAAACCCAAAGATGATCCAGAACCAGAACTCGGCAAATTACGCGATAACATGATTTACACCATGGAATTGCTTCGCGAACTGAATCTCTACGCCAACCCCCTTTGGTTCGACGAAATGTATTATTATTTCTACTATTTGAACCTAAACAGTTTCTTTGACGGATTGATGGGAAAACTCAACGATTTCAAATTCGACGACGAACCCAGCCCCAAGCGAGAGAGCAAGACCACCATTCAACGATATGCCATTCCTTCTTTTGCCGACGACCGCCTCTTCAGTGCCGACAGATACGAAGACTATGTGGATAAAAACAGGTTCCTTCCTATGTTTACCATGAAAACAAAAAAGAACCAAAAAGCCGCCGTCGAACAAGCCAACAGTCTATTAAACGCCATTTATTACGGATACAACAATCCCGCCTACACAAAGTTAAACGTAAAACCCGTGGTCGAAGAAATCGTCTCTACCTTCACAGGGCCTCCGCCTCCCCCGTAAACATCCTCTAGCTCAATTTCCGAGGTGAATGTATATGGACCCCCCCGATTATTTGTATTTGGCAGATTCGCCGTTAACCATGTCCTTGCTCGATTTGGATCCTGATACGGCCGAAATATTTCTCTGCCTCTTCTCCCATCCCCCCTCCTTTCAAATCGACCGCGAGGCAAAACCCATTCCCTATTTGAAATTCCTGGTAAAAAAAGAGGAAGAATATGTCTTTCCTACCTTGGACGCGCCTGCTCTCGAACCCGAAGACGATGTGGACGAGAGATTCCAATCCGACGCCACCACGCGTATCCTCGATCTCTTGCATCTCCGTGTCACCCCGAATGTCCAAGTGGAATGGGCCAAAATGTTTCGCGGGTTTTTGCAGCATCATGGCCGGAGATTCGCCTTTTTCCATTACGACGAAATCATGCGCATGTTCACAGGCGACTCGAACATCTCCGACGAAAACCCCGATCGCGAATTCCGATGGGCGATTGTGGACGAAATCGTGTTTGAACGCGCCGTCTTGGAAACCCCCGTTCTCTTGGAAATCGCCGACGCTTTCTTGGAGAACCCCCTTGTTTGGAATCTTTCCTACGACGGGACCTACATCGATTTCCCCTTTTCCGTGTATTTACGCAACGACGCCGACGAAACGGAGAGAATCGCTCCGGTGCGCGAAGACGCATTGAATCGGCTACATCGTCTGGTGGACAACATGACCAAATGCAAGACGTATCCTCATGCAAACGAGTTCGGAGATCGGTACTGTTTTTCGGCGGACAGTGAAGTCGTTCCCGCCGAAGACCGGTTTCGCTGCGCCATGTACCCGCATCAAACCATCTACGATACATGCGTAGAAGAGGACGAGGACCCGGAACGTCAAGTGGAGAAAATGCATACGCCCACGATCTGTTACAAAGTAAATGGGAAACCGAGATGGGGTGTTTTGCGCCGAGGACAAATCGTGCGGCTATGAGAAAAATATTATTTTTATGAAAGATAATATTTTTGTTTGATTTTCATCGCGAACTGAAACCCGCCGTGTTTATTTTACGACGGTGGATTCTCCAGCGGCGGCCTTGTTACGCTTCCTGCTACGACGATCCATTTCCATATGATACCGCAACTTCCACGCCTCCTTCGCCTGATCAGAGACCGTGGTGTGAAAGTGGCGCTCGTATTGTTCGGGATTGTCGTAAAATAGGCAGGGCGGAGTCTGGCCGCATTCCCCCGTCGATAGCAACACACTATAGAACAAATACTCGTCATACGTACCCACGCGATAAGGGCTCTGAATAGCTCCCGTCACCGCGTTCCGGATATACCGGTCGGGACTCAACGCAGTATCAAAGAAAGAGACCTTGATACGCTTCCCCTTTTCCTCGTCGAAACGAAGAATGGTCGTCGGCTTGTTTAAGGCGACCTTGGGATCGGTATAGTAAGACGAATCATCATCCATGATTCCATCTCTCTGGTTAATGTGTTGGTTCTCGAAGGAGAAGACGCTTTCCGAATCATCCGATACAGACATGTTTGTTTGATTGCAAGTTGTTTTTAAAGGGGGAGGGGAGTGTGATACCCTATTTAGGTCCGTCTTTTTAAGTAGGTTTTTACATTATTTATTGGTGTCGTCGTCGTCATCGTCGTCGAACAAAATGTGAGGTCGGAGAATATAGGAAACACCATGATTGCCGTCTTTACCGACAAGAAAATCCACGGAACGGTTCGATTCGAGGAGAACGCGAAACTCGATTGCGTCGACATCCATGTCGACATTTCGGGTCTCAAGAAAAACGCGCGACACGGATTTCATATTCATGAATATGGCGACTTGAGCGACGGGTGTACGAGCACTTGTGCGCATTTTAACCCTTTAGGCAAAAAACACGGAGGTCCCGATTCCAAAGAGCGACATGTGGGCGATCTAGGGAATTTGGTTACCGACGCCACCGGTTGTGCGAAATACATGTTCACCGATCACGTAATCAAATTACGCGGCCAAAAATACAATATTCTCGGACGCGGACTGGTGATTCATGCCGACGCCGATGATCTGGGAACAGGAACGGGTCAAAGTTCGATTACGGGGAATGCTGGCGCTCGTATTGCCTGTGCCGTAATTGGTCTAGCGAATCCGAAAAAAATATGCGCATAATATAACGATATGTCCGATTTGATTAATTTACAATACAATGGTATTCCCATCATCATGTATTCCATGATTGCATTAACCACGGGTGTGTTGTCTTATGTAACGCTTATGGGGGAAGACACGGGACCGGAATCGGTAGCAAGTCTTGGAACAAGTCCTGGATCAAGTCCTAGTCCTAGTCCTGGATCAAGCCCCGGCGCTAGTCCTGGCACTAGTCCTGGATCAAGTCCTGGCACAAGTCCTAGTCCTAGCACGTATCAAGGTGGCAAACGTAAGAAACCCAAGTCCCGCAAATTACGCCAACGCCCTCGCGCGTAACAAACACGTGTTGAAAAACTCGACGATTTGGTTGGGATCGGTTCCCGCCATGCTTCGGTCGGGAATATAGGTCACGTTGCCCTTGTCATACGCGAGAATGGCGGGAATCCCGTTGACCATGCGCTTGCTTTTTAAGAGTGCGTACAACTCGAACGCCTCGTCCACGTCAATGATGGCGCATTGGATTTGATCGGTCGGGATTTTCGACATGAGGTCTTTCACCAAGGGCTCGATTTTCTTGCATGGACCGCACCATTCTGCGCCCAGTTTGAGGATCAAGACCCCCGGGTTATGGTCCAAGATAGATTTGAAATCCGCCAGACTCGTTATTTCGGTGATGATGGGAAGGGGCATCTCTCGTTGAGGGGTATAAACAAGTAGAAGAAAATTCATTTATGTGGGTTTTCTTGTACGTATTTCACCATAATAACTTGTCTGCATAAAATCCCCTCGACCCTCTCTTATGCCGATCTTTCTCATGCCGCATTCGATACAGTCTCCGCCGCGTCTTGGCATAGTCCCACCCATATTTTTTAGCAAACGTCGGGAAATCGTTCATGCCTCTCGCCCCCACACTCGCCACCTTCTCCCCCTTCCGAAAGACATCTATTTTCTTGGTTTTCACGGTGGAAGGCTTCACCTTCACGCCGAGCTTCTTGGCCTGTCGATACGTATATTTGGTTATGTGATACATGTCTCCCTATATAATAAATCCACATACTAAAAATGAAAACCATCTTGATCACCGGGTGTGCTGGGTTCATTGGGACCAATTTAGTGCTAAAGATGCTCGAAGATCCCGCCATAGAAATCATTGGCGTCGACAATCTCTTGACGTCCGAAGCCCCCGTCCTCCAACACGAGAGATTCGTCTTTATCGAATGCGATGTCGTGAGCCAAATCCCCCTCTTGTACGGGATTCGCCATGTCGACGAAATCTACCATCTAGCCTCCATCGCCTCTCCCCCCAAGTACAAGAAATATCCCCTCGAAACCCTCAACGTGAATGTCGTCGGCACGAGGAACATGCTCGACCTCGCCGTCAAATGGGGCGCCAAGTTTCTCTTGACTTCCACCTCCGAAGTCTACGGCGACCCGCTCGTCCACCCCCAGCCCGAGACCTATTACGGGAATGTGAATACCGTGGGCGAACGCAGTTGTTACGACGAGAGCAAGCGGTGTGCCGAAACCTATGTCTATGAATACCGCCGCAAATATGGCGGCGATTTCAAGATATGCCGCATCTTCAATACCTACGGCCCCCACATGGATTTGTACGACGGCCGCATCGTCACCAACATTATCCAGGCGATTCTCTTTCAACATCCCGTCACCCTCTACGGCGACGGCACCCAAACACGGAGTCTTTGCTACATTGACGATCTCTTGCAGGGATTGACCGCCTTCATGGCCTCCGATTTGGCCGGCCCCGTGAATCTGGGGAATCCAGACACCGAAATATCGCTAAACGATCTCATTCGCGTGTTTGAAAAGGTGACGGATTTGAAGATCCCCGTTCAACATGTCGAGAGAACGGAAAACGATCCCCAAATAAGAAAACCCGATATACGCATCGCGCAATCATCTCTCGCTTTTGCCCCCTCCGTGTCCCTCGAAACCGGACTTTACCATACTTTGTGGCATTTTATTCTGAAATACCCCGATGCGGCGGTTAAGATCCGATAAAAAAGTGCCCCCTTATTGGGGGGGTCACTTTTTTAACCGCCGACATGGCTCGAAACCCCTATTCATACACAACCTGTTCAAGTGCGGCTTTGATGTCGGAATACAAACATATCATTTCTTCGAAAATGACATGATCGAGAGGAGAGACGGAATACATGTCTTTGATGTTGTACTGAAATAGACACGTGATTTCGGTTTTGCGAATACCGTCCGCATTCTTCACGCTGGACGCGCCGACGAATCCGGACATGTAGTGGTAGGTAAATGACCACTGATTCTGGTTTTTGGCAAAGTCGGTGAGAGAACGCTGGTGATCGCGGAAGAACTGGGACATCACCGGCTTGAGTTTGCCCATCGAAACGCCGAGAGAATCGGGCAAAATGAGCGTCTCTAATTGCAACTGGAGGGGGACATGGTCGGTGCCTTTGATTTTCATGGCGCGAAGCGCCGAACAGATGTTGTCTAGCTCTCCCTCGGAGAGACCGTACTCAGAATTTGCGTTGGAATTGTATTTCGACATGGTGAAGGAAAGGGGGATAATTATTTGTTGAGAGAAAGGGACAAACAAAAGGGGTTTCAATTTTTTGCCGCGGGTGTTTGCAGACTTCTTTTTTCTTTGCTC